CCTTGATGCAGCAGCTTTTCCAGATGCAGATGGCAAATCAGGAGTGCTGCTGCGAAAACCGCGCCGCTATTCAGGGCGTGAACTACAATCTGGCTACCCAGAGCTGCGACACCCGGAACACCATCCAGAACACCACCCGTGATATCATCGATGCCATGAACTGCGGTTTCCGCTCCATCGACCAGCGCTTGACTGCCCAGGAGCTGGCGGCGAAAGATCAGAAAATCGCCGATCAGAATCAGCAGCTCTTTATGGCGCAGCTGGCCGCTTCCCAGAATGCCCAGAATCTCACGATCAAGGGCTATGTGGAGAACCAGTTCGCGTACTACAATCCCCGCCCGGTTCCCGCTTATCAGGTGCAGAATCCCAACTGCTGCTACGGTAACGGCTACGGCTGCGGGAGTGTAGCGTAAGGAGGGACTAGCATGGCGGTTGAACTTACTGCGAACGCTGTCCAGGCGGTGCCCGCCGGACAAAACGTGCTGTTTACCGATGCGCCGGTGAAATGCGGGCGGGGGTATGTTGTTCACCGTGAAGGCGCTGGACTGGTGACACTTCGGGGCATTTGCAATGGATGTTCCCCGATCGCGCGGTATCGCGTGCTTTTCGTGGGAAACATCTCCGTGCCTACCGGCGGAACCGCTGGGGCTATCAGCGTAGCGCTGGCGCTGGGCGGTGAAGCGCTTCCCACCACTACGGCGACGGCAACACCCGCCGCCGTTGGAGATGCATTCAACGTGGCGACTTCCGCGTTTGTGGATGTTCCCCGTGGGTGCTGCGTAGCGTTATCCGTGCGCAATGTCTCCGCGCAGGCAATCGATGTTGCCAACGCCAATCTGATGATTGAGCGCGTGGCCTAGGAGGTGAAATTATGAAGCACTGGGAACAGTTGAGAGATACACTGTGCCGGGAACTGGACGAAATCGCCGAAAAAGGCGAACTGTCCGCCGGTGATCTAGAAACCGTGGACAAGCTGACGCACACCATGAAAAATCTGGATAAGATCATGATGGGTGAAGGATACAGCAGCGCCGGGGACTGGTACGCTATGGGCAACTATGGACGGGATGGCTATAGAGCCGATTACCGGGACGGCGTGAGCTACCGAGGCCGTAAACGTGATAGCATGGGGCGCTACAGCCGCGCAGACGCCAAGGAAGATATGGTGGATAAACTGCGTCGCATGATTGATGAAGCGCCAGACAGCCGGACGCGAGAGGCTTTAGAAAAGGCCGTCCGTTGTATGGAGGATTAAAAAATGTTGGCAGAGCGGGATTTGCTGGAAACAATCGAAGAATGTAAAGCAGTGAAGCGCCCGACGGCGGCAACATGCCAGTTGATGGCCTCATGCTATACAATTCTAGATCATATGTTTCCGGAACATTCCCGCTCTGCTGATGTTTCCCCCAAAAGCTTGTATTCCTCCGCTACTGCGCCACAAAATGATGAAATATCCGGGAGCGAGTTTGCAATTGCCGCAAATTCAGCGGGAATGAAACGGCTATTAGAAGTGATGGACGAACACATGGAGTGCATTCGGCTGATATACCCAAAAGAATACGCGGCGATTATGCGGCGGCTCAAAGAATGAGCGGCAAAATTTCGTTGCCAATCCGTTGCCAATTTGCGCCCTAAAAACGTACCGCACGCGGAAAAATATTAAAATCTGTGGTAATATTTTCACGTAGAATAGTTCGGAGGACGTGGGAATATAGCTGATAAAGCAATAAAAAAGCCCTAGAATAAGTTTCTAGGGCTTTTCCTGTTTGGTGGAGCCGAGGGGAATCGAACCCCATAAATAAATTTAAAAAGCTGTTGCGGCACTAGCAACTTTTATTTTTCGTTTCCAATTCCGTTGCCAATTTGCGCTTTTTCATCGCTTCGGCGGTGAAGTAGTCGCAGAAGTCGCTGGAGCGTTTGGCAATATCTTTCTGGGCAAGGTGCGTGTAGATATTGTGCATGGTGGACAAGTCGCTCCACCCGCCGATTTCGGCGGCGATCATTTCCGGAATCTGCAAGTGGTAGGCCAGAGATGCAAAGCTGTGGCGCAGCCCATGCAGATCAACCACGGTGATTCCAGCGGCGGCGCAGACTTTGCCTAAATTATTGTAGATGGTTTCTGCGCTTGCCTTTACCACGTTTCCGGTCTTCTGCTCCTGCGCTTTCAGAGCTTCCAGAAGTGGCGGAATGATAGGTACAGAGCGGCGGGACTTCGCCGTTTTGTTTTGTGGCTTCTGCACAAGCCCAGCCGTCCCCATGACGATTGCTCCACGAACGTGCATCACTTTATTTTCCAAATCTACGTTTGCCCAGTCCATGGCAATCATTTCAGAACGGCGCAGGGAGGAAAGGCACATCAGATATGGGATTTCAAATCGGTGGCCTTTTATAGCTTCTACAAACTTGTCTATCTCGTCCGGCGTGAGGTATGCCCGTTCGTTGTGTTCCGGGGGATACAGCATCACCTCCGGGCGCGGAGCACCGGCGGCGACGATGCAGGCGGAAAAGAACATCCACCCATTTTTGATATACTTCGGGGATTTCCCGGCCTTGTGTTCCTGCCTGATAGCGGCCTGCCATTGGTCATTGGAGACTGTGAAAATGTTCCGCTTCATCATGCCTGGCAGCATATTCCGCTTGAACTTCTCGTACCCGGCAATGGTGGATGGGGAGAGAAAGCCCTCTTTCGATGCAATGTAGCTTTTGGCGGCTTCCTCTAGCGTGATGTCTTTCCCGTCTTTCTTCTCGCGGACTTCCACAAGGCCGTTTTTCAAGGCCAGATATTCGGCCACGCATTCATCATATGTATCTTTCGTAATGGATACGCGGCGATTCTCTATCAATACACGTGTGTGCCACGCCCCGGAGGGGAGCTGCTTAATTTTTGGGAGCCTGATTTCCGGCTCCTTCTTTCTTTTTGCCATTTCGTTCGCCTCCACTTAAAAGCTTGTGGAAAATCAAAAATGCCGTGAGCATAAAAACAGCGGCGATTCCTGCCGCGCCGAATAAAATCACCGCAGAAATCTTTTCGGAGCGAATCAGCCCAATTTCCGGGTTCCGGGCATCCAGCACCATATAGACCATGAGCACCGCCGTCAGCAGAATGTTTAATGCGCACTGCCCGTAAATCAATGGCTTATTTTCCCTTTGCAAGGATGCAAGCGCACTGTCTTTTTTAGAAAGGGCTTCGCTTTGCTTGCTGATGCGGTCATCTCTGGCCGCGACACCAGCCTCCATAATGCGGCTCCTGTCCAGTAGGCGGTCTATCGCCGCGCCCTTCTCGGCAATTATCTCGTCCTTGTATGCTATCTCCTGCCGGAGCTGGTCTATTTCCGCCTGATCTCCTCTTGGGTGAACACCTGCAACGGAATCCATTGACACGTCCATAGCGGCGCACAGCGCGGCGATATGGAAAAAGCCGGGGTTCGATACGGCACCGGAAAGAATCCGGCTTGTGGTGGCGATGGGAACGCCGGACACGTCAGAAAGCTGCTGGTTCGTCAGATGATTCCTGAATTTCTCGTCTTTCAGCCTTTCCGGGAGGGCATCGAAATTCGGCTGCATTTCCTCGATGAATGTTTGGCCTGTATTTGAATCCATAATTCGCCCTCCTATTAAATTTGATATTGGATTGTGCACATTTGATTGCGGTGGAATCAGATGTGTGGTTTACTTTCTCTGGCTGAAAATGCTATGGTGATATTGCAACCGGCAAGGGACACACGGCGTTACCGGCGGCAAGCCCCGCCACCTTGTGGCACGGGTGGCGGGGCAATCATCACTTGACGGACGTAATTTCCAGAGATTCTTTTTCCGTGGTGATGCCATTGGCAAACTCTGCAAATTGCTCGCCGTGCGAAGATGCAGAACCCGTGCCGGAAAAGGCATATATGATTGTGTAAATATATTCTCCATCATCAAATGTTCCAATTATCCCCGTAAGGCCGCCGGACGACGCGACAAGATCAAGATTGATCGTGGCGCCGAGGATTTTGCAGGTTGTATGGTCGGTTGCTGCGGCGTTGTTCCCAACTAAAGCCTCTACACACGCCGAATGCTGGGTTTTTGGCTTAAATGTCCGCATGATATCGGATTCATCCCCAGAGAATTGCCTCACGTAAATACCAATATAAGTGTTTCCATCTGGCAATGTTATATCTGTAAGCCCTTCGCCCGCTTCTTTGATGGTGCTATCTTTATCAACGGGGAATATTAAATTACCAATTTTTATTGTATCTTCGTTTTGCGCCTCAGTGGCCGGCGTTGCGGCTTCGGTATTGGGAGTGGCGTCTTTCTGCGGCACCCGCCCGACTGTAATTTCATCTGTAGTCCACAGGCGCTTCTTCGTTTCGCTATCGGATGCGTGCAGAGAAAAAGAAACTTCCTCTATAGAATCGATATCGTTTTCCTCTAAATCAGATGATAGGAAACTAAGCTCGTCATACGTTACGCACCCGGCGTATGCGTGCGCAACCATGCTACCATAAATCATGAATCCGTTTACAGAAACATCATCGGAAAAAATATTGATATCGGAATCTGTGCTATTTTCTACATAGAATGAAAGAATTTCGTTATCCGTCCAGTCTGTTTCAATTCCACGGTACTTTATAATTATGCCATCTTTATCATATATGGTTTGGCCGGACTTATCAATTTCCTGCACATATCCGTCAGAAATGGAAGTTTCAAGGGAAAACTGGAATCTTGTAATTGTCTTCTTATCATCTTTGTTGTATATATAGGCATCTTGCGCCTTTACAGTTGCGATACTTTTAATTCCGTACTTTTCCAAATTTTCACGGGGAATATCAATGGAACCGTTTGATTTCTTGCCGGGAGCCACATTTTCATGTAATCCACAACACATTGTGATTCCATTTACTGAAAATTGAGTTCCAGTGAAAGAAACGTTCTTATCAGAGTTATTTTCCGCAAGGACTTTTATTTTGATGCTGTAGTCATCGGAATAGTCAATTTCTTTCGCCGTGAGTTTGAAAGTGCCATCGTCATACACCACGGTTTCCGCAATGGTTCCTTCTTCGGCGGCGACCGTTTCCGTGGGCGCTTCTGTCTCCGATTCGGTGGGCGCTTCCGTGGCTACCGTTGTAGGCGTAGCCTCCGTGGTCTCTGGCTGCGTCTCAGCCGTGGACGCGCCACAGCCGGACAGCACCAGGCAAAGGCAAAGCAGAAAAGCAATTACTTTTTTCATAGTGGATACCTCTTTCCATAAAATTCTACAATAAAATAATACTACGTTCGGAAAATAATTTCAACGAAGAGAAAAATTTTTTGTGCATTTTTCTAATTAGTCCGGTTTATTGGACACATGACGTGCTATTATGCGCTATGTAAGCAAACAAATGTTTATAAATACACAATGGAGGGTACAGACATGAAGGAAAGAGAAGAACTGATCCGGTACATATCAAATTTGACAGAAGCAGACATGAAGAAAATCATTCAGCGTCTTCCAGAATTGATTTCAAAACTCGAAGCGCAAGGGCTGCCTGTTCGTCTGTTAAAGGATACACATATTGAATAAGCCGCGCTTTTACGTCAGACAGCTCACTGGGAACGGTGAGCTGTTCTTTTTTGTCGGCGCTGTCCCAACCCATAAGGAATGATGTCGTTACGCCGATTGCGCTTGCAATTTTTTCGAGCCGATCAATTGGAATCTTCTCCGTCTGCCCGGTAGCATACCGCTGTAAAGCAGACTTTGGAATACCTGTTTTATCCGATAAATCGCCATAGGAGATATCCTTGCAAGTTATCGTTTCTAGGATTCTCTTTGAAATATCGCTCATAATGGCACCTCCCTTCTGCGTATAGAATAACACGGTTATCCCAAAATTGCAATACCGGAACAAAAAATTTTTCAAAATTGTCCCAATTTGGGGTTGACAAATGAGGAGAAGCGTGATAGTATAAAGGCGTCCCAAAAATGAGACGGAAGGAGGGCAAAGCATGTCGACGAACAAGTTAAAAGGGAAGATTGTAGAAGCGGGATTTACTCAGCGGTCTCTGGCTCTGGAAATCGGTATGTCCAAAAACACATTGAATTCCAAGGTGAACGGGAAGATTCCGTTTAACACTATCGAGATAGAGGCTATATGCGAGAAGCTTGGCATCACCGACCCGGCAGAAAAGGCACTTATTTTTTTACACTAATCGTCCCAAAAATGGGACAAGCCTAGCAAACCGGATAACGGGAGGAAACAGAAATGGTAGAGATTGCAAGAATCATGACTTTCGGCACAGCGAACCGCCGCGACATTGTTCGCCGCCTGATGGGGTGCAGCCGCTTCTTCAAGGGTTTGACCTTCGCGGACGCCCTTGCTTCCTACCGATACGCTGAATCTAACGGCCTTGTGGTACGGGGTGACGGATGGCTTGCAGTCTATCACGACTGCGACAACTAATTCAACAGGGCGGGGCAACCCGCCCGGAACAGAAAGGGAGGTGAGAGTGTAAATGGACGCACCCATGATTCTTTCAATAATCGGAATCGCGCTTGCCTGCTATTCGCTTGGATACGGCGTCAGGGGATTGGCGGAATCATCGAGAAAGCGAAATAATCAGCGAAGCGACACTAATAAGAATGGAAGCTGCTGAAAGAGTAACGTGGATAATTTCAAAACGGTTTTCTTTCATGTATTCTTTTCTATCTTGCTTCTGGGCTTCTCGCCGCTGAGCCTGAAACAGATCGTATACACTGATTTTGCCGTTATCCGCTTTCTTTTTGCGCATGTAATCACCACCCTTCTGGGTGATTGTAGCACGGCAAAAATCATTTATCAATAGCCGAAACGGTCTGAAAAGGCCGTCCGCCGGAACCGCCCACCCGGCGCTGATGATGGCAGGGCAAACACCGTGACAATATGAGCGCCCCCGCTTTTATGGCTCTGGGTATTGGGTATCCATCCCCATGTAAAAGCCACGACCACCCGGAAATTGCTCGACGGGGCTTGACGGTGAAGAAAATATCGGGGAGCGGCATTCAGCTTGAATGAAAAATTTAGTAAAGGAGGAAATTAAAATGCCTGAGAAAATCGTAACCGTTCTCGAAAATATCGCGGCTGTAAAAGGCCAGGACTACGTTGAGGGGCTGGTGGATATGGCGAATATCCTTGCCCCCAAGGTAAAGCCCGCAGATAAAGAGAGCGAGGGGAAAGACAATGCCTAGAATCCGGCAGTATGCCGAGCGCTACGCAGTGGAGGATTTCTGGAAGGAAATCGACCGCTGCTGTCCCCTGGCGGGGATTCAGAGCAACAACGCTGTAGCGCTGGAAGAAAAAACCGGGGTAGACCATCAGACCCTTCGGAACTACCGGAAGGGCAAAACCGAAATGCGGGTAAGCGTCCTGCGAAAGTTGGTGACCACCCTCCACCCCAACCCGGCGGTGATTCTGAAAACACTGGGGTACTCTGAGAAGGAGATACGGGCGTTTGCAAGGGAATGGCAGTGATTTGAAATCTACGGCAGAATGCCGAAATTGAAAGGAGTTATTTATGGCGAAATACAAAGTTGGGGATAAGGTGCGGATTGTAGACCACCGAACCGCCCACATGAACTCTTTCGGAGAAATGGACAAGTGGCTGGGAAAAGTCATGACGATCAGGAGCGTAGCCCGCTTTTTGCCCGGATACTGGATGGAGGAAGATTATGGCGAAAATATCGGATGCGGCTGGGCGTGGGAGGATGACATGATTTCCGGCCTTGCAGAGCCTGCGCGGGAACCCTGCACCGTGGAACTCCGCTTTGACGGGATGATTACCACGGCCACGCTGAAACGGGGCGGGCGGGACGTGAAGACCGCAGAAGCCCGGTGCAATCCGAAGGATACCTACAGCAGAGCGGAGGGCGCAAAGGCCGCCGTTGGGCGGCTGTTTGAGAAGAAGCGCAAGGAGGACAATTCGGAAAAGAGAGAGCCGAAGATTGGGGACAAGTTCGTTGTCGCGGTAAAGGGCGGCATGTATGAACATGGATTCAATATCGGTGACGTTGTTACGCTACGAAAAATATTGCTGGATGGAGATTGCGATTTTTGTAATAAACGTGGCTTAATCCAGCAGCTTCACTTGAGTGAGGTTCGCCCCTACAAGGAGAAATCCAAATGATGCCGAACGAGGTTGCCCAGCTTCGCACCATGGCGGAGATGAACCGCCGGTTGCGCCGGGAAAATGAGCATCTGCGGGAATCCCTTTTGATGGAATCGAAGGAAAGCAAGGCGTTTGACGATGAGAACGTGGAGCTTTTCGATGTAGTCCACAAAAACCACAAGGTCAGGGGGTGAGGGTATGGCAAGCAGGAATAAACCCGTGGATGCCCGGTGGGAGCCGGTGCCGGAGAACCGGAAGCCGTTCAATGTTAAGGAATGTGTTTTCCGTGTTTGCCCCTATGCGGGGCTGAATCTGGTGCTTTTTTGGTGGCAACAGGCCGATTTGCTGGCAGACAAGGCCGCAGTTCCCGCAATGTGGGTGTGCGCTATCCTGATGGGCGCCGGAATCGGGCGGTGCATCAGAGGGCGATAAAAAGCCGCCCCCGATGTTACAGCACCGGGGACGGCAAGCGATATAAAAAATCTCTACCATTTACAGTATACCAAACGGAGAAAGGAAAGTCAATGGATGATGTTGGTGTGAATCCGGATTATGATTATCTGTACGATTCCCAGGCAACGGACAGCAGCATTCCGGTGTGCATCTGCTGTGGGAGAACCGTAGGACGCAGATACTGGAAAATCCGGGACGATGCCATTTGTGACCTCTGCATGGACAGCCGGGAGGAATGGCGGGATATTTCCTATGATTGACAATACCACTTACAAAATCATGCTCATTCGAGTGAAAACCCCTGTTTCCATGGCGAGGGCGCTTATAGCGTATCTGGAACGAATGGGACTTGCTTACCGGATTGAGCAGTACGAGGAGGAAAAGAAATGCTGAAAAGCTACGCAGAAATGCGAAAAATTGACGTGAGTAAAGAATGCGATAAGCGCAAGGCAAAAGACGACAGGGGGCGCGAAATCGAAGTCCCTTATCTGAATTGGGCAAAGTGTGTGGAGCTTCTGCACAAGAACGGCGCTGATGTGGTGTACTTCGAGCCGTGTGTAAATGCCAACGGCTCCAGCCTTTTCATGAGCGATCAGGTGTTTACCGACAGCAAGGGAAACACAAACCGCTGCTACGAAGTCCGGGTAAAAATCGTGATCGATGATTTGGAGTTCGAAGCACAGTACCCGCTTATGAACGGCAGCAACCCGGTAAAAGATAATTCCCTCACCCAGCAGCGGCTATGGAATGCTCAGGCAAGGGCATTCGTCAAGGGCGTGGCAATGCGTACCGGCTTAGGTTTCGGGCTGTGGCTGGATGATATGGATTCCAGAGATGATGAACCCGAGGACTTGAGCCGCCATAATCTGTTCGCTATCAAGGAACGTCTGCAAATCGCCTATACCCGGCTTATCAAGCGTGGTATGTCCACTTTCGATATTGCGGAAGCGGTAGGTATGACGGAGGACGAGGTAAAGATCATTTTCACCTATTTCGATCAGCTGAACCGCTTCGAGCAGAAGCTCAACGCCTTATGATCTCAAATCATGATCGTTCCGGGTACATAGGAGCCAGCGATACGGCCTACGTGGTAGGAAACTGGAAAACAAAAAAATGGATTTCGTGGTGGATGCAGAAGCTTGGCATAAATCGAGATCATTTCGATAATCGGTACACGCTGGCCGGGAGGAATTTCGAGCATCGGATTTTGAAAAGTCTTGGTATCCAGGGGCTTCGTCTGGACGAGCAAATTATACATGAAAATTTGAAACTCCGGGTGAACTTCGACGGGCTGACAAACGACTGCACCTACGAATGCAAAACTTTTAAGATAGAAAATGGCTGGAAGGTGCCGAAGAAATACTGGCAGCAAGTTCAAGTGGAAATGTACGCCGCTGGTATCAAAAGAGGCCAGATCGTCGCGTATGGCCTGGAAGAAGCAGATTATGACAACTTCCTCCGCCCCATCGACCACGGGAGACTGAAGCTGAAAGATATCGCTTACGACTCCGAATGGATAGATATGGTATACCTCCCCAAACTCCGAGTTCTGGCGGATGCACTGGAAAAAGGGATGCTTCCTATGGAGGCGCGCAATGGGTGATATTACATTTCGTGAAATAAAACTCGAGGGCGGCTGGCTGATGGTGCGACCGGAAAGGCAGGATTTGGGGAAGGCCATGGCCTTGGTTCGCAAGCACAAGAATCGGCTCTACGATCTGGATGTCAAGGAGCACCGGGAAAAGCGGAGCCTGGACGCAAACGCCTATGCCTGGGTGCTGATTCACAAGCTTTCCGCCGCTATGGGGATTCCTCCGGCTGAGGTCTACCGGAACGCCGTTCGGGGCGTGGGAGACAATTACACGCCCATGTGCGTCCGGGAACAGGACGTGGAGCGGTTCACACGGAGCTGGCAGAAAAACGGCCTTGGATGGCTGGTGGACAGCCTGGGCGCGTCTCAGGTGCCTGGGTGCCGGAACCTGGCGGCATACCACGGCTCCAGTACCTACGACACCAAACAAATGGCGCGGCTGATCGACAATCTGATACAGGACTGCAAGGCGCTGGACATTGAAACCCTGCCCCCGGACAAGCTGGAACTGCTCAAGGAGGAATGGCGTTGAGGAAGGACACCAAAGCGAGGGATTTCACCCGGGGCGAGAAAATGGAGATTGCCCAGCGGGACAGCATTGACGGCTGGACGTGCTGCGTATTCTGCGGCGCTCCCGCCCCTGCCCCTCTGGCATGGAGCAACGCCCACTACATATCCCGGGCGCAGGGAGGGCTTGGCATTGCCCAGAACGGTCTGACCCTCTGCCCCAGATGTCACAACCAGTACGATCAGACCACAGCAAGAATGGAAATGAGGGAGTATTTCCGGGAGTACCTGATGGGCATTTATCCCGGCTGGAACGAAACCGATCTGATTTACAGGAAGGAGAACACATGAATAATTGTCAATTTGTCGGGCGGCTCACCGCCGACCCGGAGCTGAGAAGAACCCAGGAGGGGACGGCAGTTTGCTCCTACAGTCTCGCCGTCAAGCGGCCAATGACGAAGGATGCCACCGATTTTCTGGACTTCGTCACGTGGCGGCAGGGTGCTGAGTACCTGACGCAGTACGGCCATAAGGGCGATATCGTAGCCGTCTCCGGAGCGTTGCAAGCAAGGGACTGGACGGACAAGAACGGGAATAAGCGCCGGGCGTTCGAGGTGGTGACCGCAAGCGTTGAGCTGCTTTCAAGCAAGCGCAACTCGCAGGAGGCAGCAGCTAATACCGGAACGGCGCAAAACGCCGGATACGGGCAACTCATCGTCCCACAGCGGACGAACCGGGGTAACGGATACAGCCAGCAGGGGTTCGGAGGATATCAGGAGATCACCGAAGACGACCCCGCCTTGCCGTTCTAGGCCGGAAAAATCAATCTTTCCTCAAAAAGATTGACAGTACAGTTTGCATTTTCCCTTGGCGGTGGGAGGTTAAACCGCCAACTCCAAAAGGAGGAGAATCGTGGCAAAAGAAGTTTTCAGAATCGCCTACCCGAAGACCGGCGCGGAAAAGAAGAAGTGGGCGAAGGAGTACGGCATGAATGCGTACTACGCCGGGAAGCACTGGGCATTGCGGAAGAAAGACGCCGAGTTATGGCACTGGCTTACATTGGCGGCCATGAACGCCCAGGACATTCGCAGAATACCCTTTAAGCTGCCCGTAGCCGTGACGTTCTACTGGAATGACCGGCTGGACATCGACAACCATGCAATCATGGGAAAGATGATCGTGGATGCCATGAAAGGCCGTGTCATCGAGGACGATAACCGGCGCTGGCTGAAAAGCGTTTCCCACAATTTTCATGATGAGGATTACATACAGATTGAAATACGGGAGGTAAGGCCGTGACACAGTGTGAGATGGAAGGCGAAGCAAGAAGCCAATTCACTTTTTACCGCTCATTTTTTGAAGCGGTTTTCAAGATAAAAAACAAGGCCGCACGGGCAGAAGCCTATGACGCTATTTGCAAATACGCTCTGTTTAACGATGCTCCGGACGTAGACAAAATGTCTGACGCCGCCGCCATTGCCTTTATGCTTATCAAGCCGAATCTGGACGCAAGCAGGCGGAAAGCAAAATCCGGTAAAAACGGAGGAAACACCAAACAAATGGCAAGCAAAGCGGAAGCAAATAGCAAGCAAAGCGGAAGCAAAACGGAAGCAAACGATAAGCAAGAGCAACCCGCAAGCGAGAAAGAGAAAGAGAGAGAGAAAGAGAAAGAGAACGAATGTTATCCCCCTACCCCCTTTTCGAAAATCATCGCAAGCTATTCTTTCTCCGAACCGCTGATGGCGAAAACCACCGCTTGGCTGAAGTACAAGTCCGAACGGCGGGAGAGCTACAAGGAACAGGGATTGAAATCGCTGCTGACCCAAATCCAAAAAAACGCAGCAAAGTACGGAGAACAAGCAGTCATTGACCTGATGGAGCAGTGTATGGCAGCAAACTGGGCAGGGATTATCTGGGACAGACTGATGAAAGGAGGAACCGCCAATGGAAAGCCTGATGGAAATGCTCAAAGCGAAAGGGTTGGTCACTACCTGTGACCTTGACCCCCGGCAGTATGCCCAACTCCGGGTGGATGCCCTGAACGACGCTATTGGCGACCGGGACAAAGAGGACGGCTACAACTGCCCTATTTGCAAAAACAAAGGCTATGTTGCCCGGTTGGTGGAGAACCCGGACGGCACTTTTTCCCATTCCGTGGCAGATTGCAAGTGTGCAGATACCCGGCGCTCCATCCTACGGATGCAGCGGAGCGGCCTGAAAAACATCATCCGGGATTACACCTTCGACAAGTTCCAGACCCCGGAGCCGTGGCAAGAAACCCTCAAAGCCGCCGCCATGGACTACGCCAAGAATCCTTCCGGGTGGTTCGCCCTGTGCGGTCAATCCGGCTGCGGAAAGACCCACTTATGCACTGCCATTTGCCGTGAGCTGCTGCTGGAAGGCCGGGAAGTGGTGTATATGCTCTGGCGGGATGAAATCGGAAAGATCAAACAGGCTGCCAGAATGTCCGAATTTGACGGCGAAACGGTTGAGCTGCGGAGGATTCTGGACAAGTACAAGACCGCAAAGGTGCTGTACATAGATGACCTTTTCAAGACCGGGAAAACGGCAGAGAACGCCACCCAGCGCCCCACAGCGGCAGATATCAACTATGCGTTTGAAATCTTGAACTACCGATACAACAACCCGGAACTGCTGACCATTCTGTCCACGGAGCTGACGGAGGATGAACTGCTGGATATTGACGAAGCGATCGGAGGCAGGATTTACGAGCGGGCAAAAGCCTACTCCATCGGCAAAGACCGGGGGAAAAATTACCGTGTGCGGAACACACGCAGACTGTGAGGGGTGGGTATGATGGACGAAAAACCCGGCCAGTACATCGATTCGTCAAGCCCCTTTTGCAGAAACTGCACGCGGGACGATTGCCCCACCAACGGGGACGGCTGCAAGGCATGGGAAACGTATTTCATCGAGAACTGGAATAAAAACATCATGAAATCAATTGGAAACCACAGAAAACAACGCCAATTTTTTCGGTATGAACACCCGGATTTGGTGAGAGAGGGGATTGTTTTTGAGCATGAGCAAGGCGAAAATGTACGGCTGTTTCAAGTCGGGGAAGCGGAGTTGCACCCCGCCCAGGTGGGGGAAAGTTCCTCGGGGAAATAAAGGCAAACAGAAAGGAAATGGGAAATGAGCAACGTTGTAGAACAGTTTATGCCAAACCCAGTAAACCACAAGCATGGAGAAAATGGGTGCTGCAAAAACCCAAGGGCATGGGAAATGGAAATGATGCACCAGGTATGGGCCGCTGGTCTTCATGATGCGGCCAATTGTTTTCAGGATGCGCTTGAAGTAAAGTGGGAGCTTGAATCTCAGCGAAAAGTGAAGCCGAAAACAAACAGTGACAGAATCCGAGCTATGACGGATGAGGAGCTGGCGGACGTTATACACTGTCCATTAGTCGAAGTGGATGGCTGCCACACTGGCAAATCGTGTGCGCTCTGCATTTTGCGTTGGCTCCGCTCCCCGGTGGAGGAAAGCGAGAAATGATTCACCTTGGCGATATAACCAAAATCAACGGTGGCACTGCTCCTGTTGTGGATGCGGTCATCGGCGGCAGCCCGTGTCAGGACTTGAGCATTGCCGGAAAAAGAGCCGGGCTTTCCGGGGAACGGTCGGGACTTTACATGGAGCAGATCCGAGTGACAAGGGAGATGAGAGAGCATGACCGAGCAAATGGACGGTCAGGTGAGTTTATTCGACCGCGATTCATGGTCTGGGAGAACGTCCCCGGAGCATTCAGCAGCAACCACGGAAAAGACTTCGCCGCAGTCCTCGAAGAAGCGGTCAGGGTCATCGAGCCGGAAGCGCCCCCTGTTCCTGTTCCTGAAAAAGGATGGCCCACAAGCGGATGCCTTATGGGCGACAGATGGAGCGTTGCCTGGCGAGTACTCGACGCACAGTTTTGGGGAGTCCCCCAGCGTCGCCGTAGAATCGCACTTGTCGCAGATTTTGGAGGGCAATCCGCACCCGAAATATTATTTGTCCGCAAAGGCGTGCCGGGGCATTCTGAACCGGGCGGCACGGCGGGGAAAGGACTTGCCGGAGGCGCTGAAAGCGGCACTTCTTTCGCAGTCAGAACCCGGGGGGGCTGTGACGGAGGCGCAAACCCTTAATACAATGCACGATGCGCAAGCGGTATTCTGCCAAGATGTTGCCCACACGCTGAAAGCGAAAGCTAACCTGGATTTCCGAGATGACAGCGAAACCTACCCAGTCCAAAGCGGAAAAGTGCGCCGCATGACCCCGCTGGAACGCGAACGGCTACAGGGCTTCCCGGACGGATGGACGGACATCGGGGAATGGGTAGACAGCAAGGGCAAGACCCACAAGAAAAGCTACGACAGCAGCCGCTACAAGGCTCTGGGAAACTCCATTGCCCTCCCGCCCTGGAAATGGGTGCTGAAACGGTTATGCGCTCAGTATGAACGTGATGCAACCATGGCAAGTCTTTTTGACGGAATCGGTGGTTTCCCACTGATTTGGGAGCAGCTGAACGGAAAAGGAAGCTGCCTGTGGGCGAGCGAGATTGAAGAATTTCCGATGGCGGTGACGAAGAAACATTTTGGATAACGCAAGCCCGGGGCAACCCGGGCGGGAAGGAGATAACAATGGACGAAATCAAATTGAAGCCATGCCCGTTTTGTGGGGGTAAAGTTAGCCTTGTTCTGTGCGATGACGAAGGAAATCTGCATGATGAGGCATATAGAGAACATCCCTATAGTGGGCTTGGCTTCATGCTTCACCACGCTCACGAGGAAAACCCGGAATGCCCGATTGCAAGCTATGAGTGCGATGGCGGGATTTTGGGACGTGTGTATATTTACGACACGGAAGAACAAGCTGCTGAAGCATGGAACCGGAGGGCTGGAAAATGAAAAGAATTTTCCATTTGAACCTGAGCATTCGGGGCGGCCTTGCGAACGCTGAGGCCCTTTTGGGGTGCATCACCGTTGACGGGAAAACGTTGAACACTGTCCCGGAAGTAAAGAACTTCTTGCGGGAACAACTGGACATGGGGCGGGAGTGCCTTCCGTTTGGTGACTGCGACAATTTCGACAAAACCGGTTGTAAAGGCCACTTTGTGGAGGAATGACGATGGAATGTAGGAACTGCAAAAATCTTAAAAACTGCAAAAGGCAGTGCATGAAATTGCCGAAAGGCGTGACGTGTGGGGATTGCGCTAATTTCAGTTGGTGCGGCGTTGCGTATGGGGTTAAGCCTGAATATACTTCCTGCAATTTTGAGCCAATCAGATTCAAGGCCAAGGAAAAGGAGTTAAACCATGGATAAAATCGAATTGAAGCCCTGCCCGTTCTGCGGCGCCTCTGGTCAGGTGCAGCAGTCAGGAAAAATGTGGTTTGTCGAGTGCGCCAATGATACCACATCGTGCCCTGTAAATCCATGGACTGGGTATTTCAAAAACAAATATGAAGCAATTAAGGTCTGGAACCGGAGGGCTGAACATGGCTAAGGCGGTACTTATCAGCATCCGCCCAGCGTGGTGCGAGAAGATTGCCAGAGGTGAAAAGACCGTTGAGGTGCGAAAGACCCGTCCGAAGCTGGAAACACCGTTCAAGTGCTATATCTATTGCACTATGGATCACCCTTATATTTCCATATCCTGTGGGGAACTGGACAAGCTCAATTGTCGCACAAATACCGTTGGTCGGTGTAATGGCAAGGTTATTGGCGAGTTCACCTGTGACAGAATAACGCCTCTGTTCAATGTCTGTACCGATAATTGGCATCATCTTGCGGGGGATGTCCACGAATGGCACAAGGAACTTATTAAACGAGCTTGTTTGACCGATGCAGAACTGAAGACATATGCAAAAGGCCAAAACTGTTTTGCCTGGCATATCTCCGACCTTAAAATCTACGATACGCCGAAACCGCTGAGCGCGTTCAAGGGGCTATGTAAAATTGATGTGGGGTGTGGGGAATGCCCTTATTACAACTACACCAAAATGGAATGTGATGGCCGGACAATTAAACGCCCGCCCCAGAACTGGTGCTATGTGGAGGAACAGCGATGGTCTTACGTAAACTTGCTCTGATGCACCGCTTTTTTGGCGTTTTGGATGGGCATACGTGCCGGGAGTGTAGCAACTTCGTAAAGGGCAAGTATCACGATAAAGTGCTTAGCAAATGCAAAGTGTACGGGCTTACCCATAGTGAAGCGACGGACTGGGCGGGACGATGGATTGCCTGTGGGGCATTCAATCGGGCAATAAGCCGCAAGCCCCTTGTGAGAGAAGTCGTCCCGGAACGGAAGCGGAAAGAGGTGGCACGATGTGAATATTGCGCTTAACGCTGATTGCATGGAAATCATGCGGGAGTATCCGGATAAATATTTCGACTTGGCTGTAGTCGATCCGCCGTATGGAAGCGGGGGGGGGAGTTCGTCAACAGCACCCGCTTCGGTGGACACTTTGACAGGTACCTGCAAGATTGCCCGGACGGGAGGAAAGTGGGCGGCAAAGTTCGGAAAAAAAATCACGAGCTGGGACTATGCCCCCGGCGAGGACTATTTCAATGAGCTTTTCCGGGTGAGCAAGGAGCAAATCATATGGGGCGGGAACTATTTCCAGCTCCCACCGAACAGATGCTTTTTGGTCTGGCTGAAAACAAATATCCCGGAAAACTTTTCTATGGCAATGGCGGAATATGCCTGGTGCAGTTTCAACGATAACGCAAAAGTTATCAAAATGTCATCTGCGGGTATAGCGGGCAGATTCCACCCAACTCAAAAGCCGGAAGAATTATACCGATGGGTATACGCCCACTACGCGAAGCCGGGATTCAAGATCCTGGATACCCATCTTGGCAGCGGCAGCTCCCGACGGGCGGCGTATGATTTCGATCTGGATTTTGTTGGAACGGAAATTGACAAGGAATATTTTGAGAAGCAGGAAGTTGCGTGGATAGAATACACGGCTCAGCAGCGGATTAACCTGTGACGGAAACGGGGCGGTAATGTGGAGTACAAGGACGGCAGGAAGTATTGCGTCGGGTGCCGGTATTTCTTCGGGTACCACGAGGGCGGAAAGTGCTGCAATTACATATTCGTCCGCGGGGGAAAGCGGCCTTGCCCGCCTGGGAAGGATTGTACAGAAAGGAGGGAGAAAACGAAAAACAGGAGACGGAATTTAATATTATAGCTTTATCCCTGTATAGTATATATTAAATATATTTTTATATCTTGTGTGTATTGCGTATATCTATACAGGGATTTAATAAGATATGCAAGGAGGAACAGAATGAACTGGAAGTATGAGGCCATTGAAAAGCTAAAGGAGTACAGTGCAAAGAAACAGTCCCTGAAAAGCATTCCCGAAGAAATGGCGCGGCTGGAATCCGCTATGCAGAGTATCCGAAGTTCCACGGCTGACGGTACGCCTGTAAGTGGCGGTGGCTCCGGCCGGGAAGATATGATGCTATCGAATATCGTTCACCGTGAGGAACTGGCGCGTTCGCTGGAACAGGCAAAAAAGTGGGTTTCGCTGGTGGATTCCGGGCTTGAATCGCTTAGCGTCGATGAAAAGAAGATACTGAGCAGATTCTACATAAGCCCGGCTAGAGGCAACGTCGATGCTCTGTGTGAAGAGCTTGGAGTGGAAAAAGCTCAGGTTTACCGCCGCCGGGATTCAGCACTACGACATTTCACGCTATGCCTGTATGGGCAGACTGAAAGCTGAAAAATGAGAAAAAAATGAGACGATTTTTCAGTTTGAATGTGCTATACTGGTAAAAAAGAAAAAGCGCAAGAGGCTTGGGATTGCTCCTGAGCCTCTTTTTGCATGGCGCGGCAGGCAGCGAGTCGGGTGCCCTCTCCCCAACAGAAGGCCGTTCGAGTCGGCCTCGCGCCTTTATAAAATATCAAAATGAAGGGTGGCGTTGAGATATGAATATCGTTCAGAAAAAGCTTAGCGAAATTGTTCCGTATGCAAAGAACGCCAAGAAGCACGATAAAAAGCAGATTGCCAATGTGGCAGAGAGCATCAAGCAGTACGGCTTTGTCCAGCCGATTGTGATTGACCGTGACGGTGTGATCGTAATCGGGCATTGCCGCGCTCTGGCGGCAAAGAAGCTGGGTATGGAAGAAGTGCCGTGCGTCTGCGTGGACGATCTGGCACCGGATCAGGTGAATGCCCTGCGCCTGGTGGACAACAAAAGCAATGAAAGCGCATGGGACATGGACTTATTGGCAGAGGAATTGCCGGAGCTGGATTTGTCGGCGTTTGATTTTGACTTTTCTTTTCCGGAGCTGGACGAGTCCGAAATTGAAGAAATGACCAACGAGCAAAGAGAGCAGGAGTTCCGGGAAAGGATGGAGCGTGGAGAGCTTTCAGACGATGATGAGGACTACCAAGCTTTCCTTGAAAAGTTCGAGGCGAAGAAAACAACGGACGATTGCTACACGCCGGATAACATCTACGACGCAGTAAGAGATTGGGTGGCTGAGAAGTACGAAATTGGCAATGCCGCGATTGTGCGCCCGTTTTATCCGGGCGGAGATTATAAAAGCGAGAAATACCCTTCCGGGTGTGTTGTGATAGACAATCCGCCTTTTTCCATTATTTCAGAAATCTGCGAGTGGTACACAAGCAAGAGAATCAACTTCTTTCTGTTCGCTCCAACGCTTACACTCCTCGGAATTATGCGCGGCTCGGCAAACTATGTGGCGTGCGGGTGCGGAGTTGTGTATGAAAACGGCGCGTCTGTCAATACGTCGTTTGTTACCAACATGGGAGGCAATAAGATTGTCGCTGCCGCTGATTTAAGAGAAATACTGGATGACGAGAACAAAAAGAATCTCAAAAAGTTGCACAGAGAATTGCCGAAATACTCATATCCAGATGAGGTTTTGACAGCAACGATGCTGTGTTATATGGCAGCTCACGGCGTAAGCCTTGAAATTAGCGAAAGAGATGCACATTTTATCCGCGCGCTTGACGCACAGAAAGCGTCGGGGAAAGGCTTGTTCGGCTCCGGCTTTTTGCTATCGGAAAAAGCTGCTGCGGAAAAAGCTGCTGCGGAAAAAGCTGCTGCGGAAAAAGCTGCTGCGGAAAAAGTCAACACAGATATTTGGGAGTTGTCGGAGCGTGAGTGGAAAATCGTCAGAGGCTTGGGAAATGACGATTGAAGAAGCACAGGCAATTATTGACAAAACAAACAGCCCGTATTTAAAGCGGGACATGGAGAAGTTTATAAAACGCCAGCGTAGAAAGGAGGGCGTTTATGGCAAGGCCAAGAAAGGAAATAGATCAGAAGCAGTTCGAGAACCTCTGCGGCCTGCAATGCACGCTTGAGGAAATCTGCGGCTGGTTTGATGTATGCTCGGACACATTGGAAACATGGTGCAAACGAACCTATAAGAGAAGTTTTTCGGAAGTTTTTGCACAAAAGCGTGGAGCGGGGAAAATTTCGCTGCGGAGAAGTCAGTGGCGATTGGCTGAAAAGAACGCTACAATGGCGATCTTTCTCGGCAAACAGTTTTTGGGGCAGCGCGATAACATCGACGTGACCGTAGCCGATGCAAAGGGCATTGCTCTGGACGAGCTGGAAAAGATGGTGTTGGAGGATGACGAGAGCGGAAGCGGTTCATCTTTTGAGGGATGAGCCAATCAAGATTGGATGGGCGGTAGGCTTCAAAGACTTAAACGTAAAGCTGCACAATGCATGGATGCGGGAGATGATTCGCACAAAAAGCGACAAGACTTTGCAGGCGCATCGAGGCAGCTACAAAACGACTTGCGTATCCATTGCCCTTGCTTGCTTAATCGTACTTCTTCCGAATAAAAAAATCATGTTCATGCGCAAAACGGACAGCGACGTGAAGGAAGTCATCCGGCAGGTCCAGAATATTCTTATGTCCCCGTATATGCAGGCGCTATGTGAGTTGATTCACGGTAGGCCGCTTGCGTTGACAACTGCGTCCGCCGTAGAAATCAATACCAATCTGGGCAACGATGCAAAAGGCACGGTGCAGCTTTACGGCTGCGGTATCTCCGGCTCTTTGACTGGTAAACACTTCGATATTATCTTTACAGACGATATTGTAAACGTTCAAGATCGCATTTCCAAAGCAGAGCGTGACCATACGAAGATCATCTACCAGGAATTGCAGAACATTAAGAACCGGGGCGGCAGAATATTCAACACTGGTACGCCTTGGCACAAGGAAGATTGCTTTACGCTGATGCCGGAGGCGAAATGCTTCGATTGCTACCAGACAGGACTTATATCCGCAGACACGCTTTCCAAGATTAGGGGCAGCATGACGGCCTCCCTCTTCGCTGCAAACTACGAACTTCGGCACATTGCATCCGACGATATTATTTTCACAGACCCTGTTACCGGCGCTGACCCTGCCCTTGCGGAGCAGGGGATTTGCCACGTTGACGCGGCCTATGGCGGCGAGGATTACACCGCGCTCACAATTTGCCACAAAAAGGAAGGAAAATATTACGTATTCGGAAAGATGTGGAGAAAGCATGTAGACGATTGCAAAAATGACATTATCCGATATCGAAAGGATTTTAATGCTGGCGTGATCTACTGTGAAAATAACGGAGATAAAGGCTATTTGGCAAAGGATTTGCGGCGGATGGGCGAGCGGTGCGTGGAATATCACGAAAACCAGAACAAATTCGAGAAAATTTCCAGCATTTTGAAGCCGGAATGGAAAAACGTTGTATTTGTGAACGGCACAGACAAATCTTACATCAATCAGATTTGCGACTACAACGAGGAAGCGGAACACGATGACGCGCCGGATAGCCTGGCTTGCGTTGTTAGGCGGCTATGGGGCAAAAAGGAAGCGGAACTTTGCCCTGCGGCTGCTGCGTTCTTGTAAATTGCAAATTCACATATTGGAGAAAATTCATGAAAATTTATCAAGATTTGGAAGAAGCCATTGCAAAGGGAACTACCGGGAAATTCATACGTGATGCCGTGCGGGAACACCAGGGCAGCAAGGCGTATAAAGATGCCGCTGACGGTATGGCGTACTACAATAAGCACAACATCACTATTGAGAAATTCCAAAAGTTCCTTTTCACCTTATCCGGGAACAAAACTCCTGATATTTGGAGTAGCGACTACCGGCTTAAAACGCTCACGTTCCGGCGTCTGGTGACGCAGGAAGTGGGCTATATTTGCGCCAATGGCGTAAGCATGGACGAAAAGGAAAAGCTTGGTGCAGATTTTGATATTAAGCTTCAATCGGCGGCAAAATTGGCACTTGCGCAGGGCGTTTCCTACGGCTATTGGAATCTCGATCATCTGGAAGTGTTTTCATTCGCCGATACTCCCGGAAATCCGGGATTTGTCCCACTGCTGGATGAAAAAACGTCTGAGCTGATGGCCGGAATCCGGTACTGGTTCCGGGAAACTGGCCAGAAAACAGTTTTCCGGGCTACACTTTACGAGCTGGACGGTGTTAGCGAATGGAGCGCAGAGGGAAACGACGACGCGCACCTGATTGCAAATAAACGCGCGTATATCCACAAGGAACTGCGCAACGCCTTGGGCGTTGTGGATGTGTGCGACGAGAATTATACCCGCCTGCCTATTGCGGTGCTGTATGGAAACGATACCCACGAAAGCGAACTCATTGGGTTGCGTGGCTCCATAGACTGCTATGATTTTATCAAATCCGGGTTTGCCAACCAAATTGACGATACCAGCGGAATTTACTGGATTCTGCATAATACCGGCGCTATGGACGATAAGGATTTGGCGCAGTTCATCCAGAGAATGAAGAGCGTAAAGGCCAATGTAGTAGATAGCGCCGATGGAACAGCAGCAGAGGCTCACACCCTTGATGTTCCCGTAGAAGCCCGAAAAGCCATGCTGGATATCTTGCGGCGTGACCTGTACGAAGATGCCCAGATGCTTGATGTGACGGCTCTTGCGGGGGCTGAGAAGACGGCTACAGAGATTTCGGCGGCGTACCAGCCGCAGGACAACAAATGCGCCGATTTCGAGTATTTCCTGATAGATTTCATTCGGCAGATTTGCGCTGTTGCTGGCATCGGCAATCCACAGCCGGAATTTACGTGGAACAAGGTAATAAATCGCACCGAGGAAACAAATATGGTGCTTTCGGCGGCTGCGTTCCTTGATGAAGAAACGGTTC